ATTTTTGCCCAACAGAATATATCGGGCTTATCGGAACGTAGACCCTTCCCACCTTTGGCCGGTGATTAAGCTACTATGCTCGTAATTCGAGCCTACACGACAAGTTGTCGGAGCATTGGCAAAGTTGTGAGCCATGCACGTTGGCTGTGTTGGATTTATCATTTGCTGAATTCTTAGGCATCTGATCATGAAACCACCGCACGCGTTAGAGCCTTTGTGCTGGAAGAGAAGATTACACAGGAATGTGGGAAACCAACGTTTAGGCGCGCAGATATGCCCCATTAGCCGTATCCCGGCTGGTCGCGATAGATCGCTGAAATAGGACAAAATGCACCATGCGCCAACAGAGATGCAAATCATTCACTCAAAGACCAAGGTCGCGCTTACACCCACCTTGGCTTCAAGCATTGCACCGAACCGTGCGGAGTACACACGAAGATTAACCAGAATCCCCCCAATTCATGCCTTCAAAACAAAATTGTGTTACCCAGGTGCCTTCGATGAAGGCCGTGTTCGTCATCTGTTTTCTGTCCCTGACCTCCCCTGTCCTCTCGCAAACGATGGTTTGTGATGACGTGTGTCCACGTGCACCGTATTCGATGCGCGAGGCTTGTGTGGTGCGGCACCCTGATCTAGTGCTGCACAACAACACAGTTCCAGATTCACAACCACTCACAATGCGGTCCTTCTTTCAACGCATTGGAGTGAAGATACCCAACGCGCCGAGTGTGCGCGAAGTTGTGGATTCAGTGGCTGGTTCCGTCACTGCTCGTAATGAAGAGTACGACCAGTGTTGGTTCATGTGTGACTCGATTCAACCGCGACGTTGGAAGACTTGGGATGAAATCTCGTCCGATTTGGTAGGTGTAACCTCCTCCGCTTTATCGCATCTTGGCGGAGTTGCAGATTCAACCACCTCCATCGCACTTGAGAAACTTACCAAGGCCACCAATGCCGTTGTTGAGTATGATGTTCGCCCTGCTGCTGAGTGGTCGGCTGAGGCTGTGAGTGCGACTGCAGAAGTAGTTCGCAATGCAGCCATTGAGGCCACAGGTGCGACGGCGGTGAAGATTGTCGACCTGAAAGACACTGTTAAAGAAGCGCGTGCTGCCGGCCAGGCCAAGCTAGAGCAGCACGTTGAACAGGTAGTCAC